TAAAGTACAATAAAAGTATTGTCCACCGGCTAGAGTGGGAAATAATGAGCCTGTTGCTGCAGTAACAGTCAGAGACGTATCTCCTGATGTAATACTACTTGCGAGAAGAGTAGCCGCATTATTTGTAAATTGAATTAATCCTGCCATAATATTATCCTAAAGTTATTGTGTTAAGTACGTTTCCATTAATTAAACGTTGATTAGTATAGTCTTTTTTAGCGACTGCTAAGCTTAGTGTTACTATCTCTGATACTAGAACGGGCATTATCTGTGTAAAGTCAAAAAGTACAAAAGAGTCAGAAGGCTCAGATCTTAACCAAGGAGCTATTTGAGTATCTAAAACACCTCTTACAAAGTCTTGTGGTTGTCGTATTTCCCAGTCTTCTTGACAACACATTAGGCCATCCCAACGCTTAGTTAAAGCACTGGCTTTATACTTGCGACCACAGACGTCACACATGGCAATCCAGTTGCCTTTATCATATCTAGGAATATAACTCAACTGAGCCTCCTAGACACTAAGTGGAGCAAGAATCTGTAAGTCAGCTAAAAGAACTAAAGTATTAGAAGCAGAGGTAACAACCGTCATTTGAATACGATAGATTACCCCATCTAAACCAGCATAAATTCTTTGGCCTACTTGTTGACCGCTAACTACAGGACCACCTTGAAGTATAGAAGTAGGGGATGCATCTGTACCAGAAACTACTAGTACTGTACTAGAGGCAGAAGAAATAGTCTCTCCTGTACCCATAGCTGGAGAAAAATCAAAAGTAAACTGTTCGTTTTCAGTAATTACTTTATATGAAAAAGCCGTAGGCATACCCTAAATCCTTATTTATAAAAGACTTTTCTAATTTTAGAAGCGGCATATATTAATCTATTTAAAGGATATCTTATGAAAGATATAGCACTTCTAATCATTGTAACTGTAGAAGTAACTATTACTGTAATAAGTTTTCTTACATCCTTAACTAATATAATACCACAATTTACTAGAATTGTCAATGTTTTTTGAATAGAGTTTACTATTATATTTGTAGTATTTGAGACTACAGATAGAGTTCTATAGTAAATTCTTACTGCTATTAGTGTTACAAGGCTTATACAATTAACTGTTAAAGTTCTTGGTAATATTAAAGCTCTTTGCATAGTACTAGTAACTGTACTTAAAACTAAATCTATAGTCTTACTTAATCCTTTTGTTACTGACGATGCTGACATTACAGTTATTAAAAAAGTATTAAGAGGTACTACAATTCTTGATAAAGTTGATCCTATACTAGACGTTGCTGTAAAAGTTTTATAATAAAAAAAGTTAGTAGCAAGTGTTACAAGACTAGAAACAACTCCTGTTGCCTGAGCATTAATAGCACTTATATTTAAAGCATTCCCATTAAGAGAACCACTTCCTACAAAGATTTGTTTTATAACACTTAAAACTAAATAATACCCTTTTGCAATAGACGAAGTGGTACTAGTAACACTAGCAATAATGTTTTTAAATACAAGTCTTGCGTAGTTAAGGCTAATCGCAGATGTAGAAGTAGCTGTAAGATTTTGCGTGTTAAGAACCGCAGTAGTCCCATTGAGTACAACTACATTTAATGCATTTTGATTAATAGCCATAGAAGTGGCTCCTAATCAGATTAACTAAACTGTGTTTTAAATGTAAACTGAATGCTATCGCCAGATGTTAATGCGATACCAGTAAAGTCACCTTTAACAAACAAATTACCAGATGAAACTGCATCAAACAAACCTGCATTAGTAATTGTTACAGTTCCTACAGCTGTGATTGTACCAATAACTTGGTATGTATCATTAGTAGTTGTTGTTGTTTGTTGAGTAGCTGTTCCTGTTACTCTAGTACCTGTTTCTGTAAATAAAGTAGTATCAGTAATAGCAGTAGTTCCTGCTCCTGTACCCCATCCAGCATATTTAGGTTGTGTTGCAGCACCGCCAGCAAGATAGTTTGTTACAATTGCCTTACCAGTATTGACTAAAAGTGTAGCCATTTTTTAATTCTCCATAATAATCGTTTAAAAGGGTTCTTGTGCCAATATTGAATTGTTCCAAGGTTTTCAATAGTTCCGTCTGCTCTTGTAATAATAGCAGAGATCTCCATTTGTTTTACTTTAGCATCAGAAGCTATCATGATAAATTCCTTAGTTTATAAATAGTACTTAGATATAAAGCAATTACTTCATCAATGATGTTTTGAACAGACTTTCTACTAGACGCTGATACTCTTAATTTCTCAATCATATTAACTTGTTTAACTAAGAAGTTATCAATAGTGTCAGTAGGCATACTAGAAAACAAAGGGATGTCAGCCATAATACCTTCATCCCCTTGGAATGCTTCTGCAAGACTATCTGCTAGATCAACAACATCATCATAGAAATGACCAAGAGCTTTGTGTTGAGCATAGCTCTTAGTCTTTAAATGCTCTATATGCGCTACAGTACGTGCATGGAACAATAATCCTATGATCTCTTCCATATTAACTCCACTGCTTAATACATTCAATTAACAAACTGAATGACAAAGAGCCTGATGAATAACCGTCTGTATCATATAAAACTTTACCAGTCACACCTGCACCAGCATTGTTTTGTAAGAAACCAATGTGTTCTCCCATTACAAATCCCCTACCGACAAATCGCCAAATAGGTACATCTGTTGTGGCATCCCAATAAAGGTTAACAGCTAAGCCATCTTCTACGTCATAAGTTACTTTTTTAATTGCTACTTTAGTAGGTTGTTGTGAGTTTAAACCTGAAGCATTAACTGCAGCAACAAGTGCTGGGTCAATTAAGGTTGCTAAACTTACGTTACTTGTATCTAAAATACCAACTAATTTAACAACTAGATTACGTTCACTATCAACTAGTGTTTGAATCTGGACTGAATTAGCCATGTTAGCCCCCTATTATCGTGTAACTTCTACAGAAGCAGAGATATAGTCAACTGTTAATGTATCAGTAGCTGTTGGAGTAATTTGCATTACAGGACCTAAATTAACACTAGGTATATTTGTACCAATCACAGGAGCTGAAACACGAGCTACAAGTTGATTGTTATTATATACAAGTAAATCAAGACCATCAAAATAGAAACCTAATTCAAGGTATGTATCAGCAGCGGCTGTAGCAACACCTGTTACTAAAGTAGTAGCTGTTGATGCTACTGTTGATACTAAGTTAATTGATGTTGAAGCAGCAGCTTTAGCAAACCATAAACCGTTTGTTGTAGCAGAACCATTTCTTAAACCTACATAAAAAGCTTTATTACCTGATACTGCTGAAGCTTTAATTCTTGTTGAGAACCATACTGCATTACCTGCAACAAAAGCAACATTAGATGTTGTTTTATAAGCAGCTGTAGCTGTAGTAGTACCACCTGGAGTTAACACTGCAATACCACCATTACCGTCTGCAAGAGCAATAGCTGAAGCAGAACCTGTTACAGTGTATTCTGCAACTGAACTTGTAAAGTCGTTTGCATACTCAGCAACACCTGTTAAACGTGAACCACTTGAAGTAAATGGACTTGGTAACGGATAGTTACCCATTAAATACTGTGCATCATTTGTAGACACACCATTTGAAAACCTTGTTGGGTTTGACATAAAAATCTCCTTTGACGTTGTATGTTTTAACAACGCTTATCTCTAAGCGTCATCAGAGAACACTAAATTATTTGCCTTTTTTTACAGGGGGGCGTTTCCCTTTTTTTTCTTCTATCGGATATGACATTTTAACTCCTAAGATAAAGATTAGAGGGAACTTTGTCTCGCCCCCTCTGCACTTTAATTAAGTCCTAATTAAGGACCGTTAACACCAAAGATTGCTCTTGGGTCTGTCCAACCAAATGAGTATCTTTCGTAACCCTTAGCCTTAGCATTCATTGTATCAAAATCATTGTCTTGATCAAATTGAATACCAACACGTGAGTAGTACTTGAGACCATTTTGGATGTTAGTTCTAACAAACCATGCGTTAGGTGATGTTAAATAGTGATTCATTACGATACCTTCTGGTAAAGCATTTGTCGCTACTAAAACGTTCACTGCATTGTTTGCTGTTGATGGTGTATATGCTGACTTAAGAATACGATGAGCATTCCAGAAGTTTTGACGAGCAACGATTAAGCTTCTTGGCATAACATTGATCAAAAGACCACGGTCATTTTGGAAACCCATAATTGCTGTTAATGCATCTTCTAAAGAAGCTTCTGACAAGTCAGCTGCAACTGTAGGAGTGTTAGCAAAAGTACCACCTGATGTGTTAGGATGTGCTGTAGAACATAAAGCAACACCGTCACCACCTAAATATGTACCGTTAAATGCACGATTGTAGATGTTAGCACCAACGTTTTCTTTCGTTTGACGGAAAGACATTGCTAATGCAGCAGATCTACGACGTGATACTTGTTCATACAAGTTGTCATCTAACTCTTCTTTTGTTACGATATAACCCAATGCATAAGCAATGTGTGTATAACGTGTTGTGAAACCTTGAATTTCTGAATCGTATGCAACTCCAGAACCTTCAGATTTAACCGGAGCTAAACCGAAACCTGTAAGTTGAACATCTTCTTCATAGTTCATTGAGGATGTGTCGCTGTCGAACAATTGAGAATATTCTTCTTTATGTTCATCGTAGACTTGACCCCACCATGCTTTGATCCCTGGCCATAGAGCCTTTGGATGTGAAGCGGTTGTTATAATACCAGCCATGTTATATTCTCCTTATTAAGCCGTGCCAACTGGGTTGAGGAATTGATGCTTGTTCCATTTTACCAAAGCTTGAGCATAGGCACCAGCTTCATTATTAACTGCTTGAACTAGGCCAATGATTTGTAATGGTAAAGCTAATGAGCCAGAAGACGCAATAGCTAAGAATGAAGCAGCATTCAATACTGTTGATGATTGCGGAGCTGACTGAGCTAAAGAAGTTTGGTTAGCTGTAATAGTTAAACCAGCATTCTTGAACACATCAGTAATCGCTACACCTGTTGCATCACCAGTTACTTGGAAAATAACACTTGGATCATCAACTACGAATACATAGC